CTTAGGCTTTATTGTGGCTAGTGCTTCTTGGCTAGTCTTAGTGTAATTACAAGACTCATAATCAGTATCAAATATATCTAACTGTTTCATCTCGTTTTCTCCCTGTTATGTGCTGGGCTTGGAGAGAGAGGCCAAACCCAACACAATTAAGTATATGATATGAAAATAAATACTTATATCCTTTCGGATAATTCTCTCTAACATATTTTTTATTTATAATCATATCTTTAATTGATTCGTTTTTTATATTTGATTTGTTTAAATTGCAAGAATTAAAACACAAGTTGTTAAAATAGTCAAAAAAGCTATATTTTATGCGATAAATTAGCTATTGCATAATGCAACCTATTTGGTAAGTTATTTGTATGTTAAATAAATTAACTAACAACAAACAAGGAGAGAGTATAATGAAAAACATAATAAGTAAAATAAGAAAACTTATACAAGAGAATCCTGTAAGTAATCAAAACTTATCTGACTCTGATTTAAAAGAGTTTTTAAATTCTTTTGAAAATTATAATCAAGCAGTAAATTTTGTTAAATCACATAATTATTTAAGTGGTGTAAAGGAGAGATCATAATGAAAATACCAGCTAACTCAACTTTTACTAAAGAAATATCAAAACAGTTTAAACAGATTTTCCACCGAGATATGACTCTTGGTGGATTACAAGATCTTCAGGAAGAACTTAATATGATTAATCCTGTGGATACTTACTTGGCTAATCAAGTAAGTCAATTAAAGGGCAAAGCAAATGGACAAGAAACTTCCAAAGTTGCAAATGCAGTACGACAAATTCATAATGAGGGAAAAGGATTTGTTACAAAAGCTGTTAGCACTAAAGGAAAAGAAAAAAGTAGTAGCTTGGAAATTACATCAAGTTAAGTATCATCAAGCAATTACTTAATTAAAAAGGAAAGAGATATGAAAAAAACAATACTTACTATAGGGATAGTCTGCACTCTACTTAATGCTTGTGCTTATAAACCCATCATAGATACTGCTGGAAAGTCATCATCTAACTTTGATACTGATCAAGCAAAAGAAATAACAAACAATATTCAACATTGCGATAAGATTGCTAAAGATAATTCTAATTTTATTAGTAATATTTTATATTGGTCAGCTAGTCCAACTTTAGACACAAAGTATGAGTCTATTATGAGAAAATGTTTAACAAAGAGAGGTCATAGTGTGCTTAACTAAAAAATGGATTAAAAAATGGGAAGATGATTTTGCTAAAAATATTAATGCAACTAATTATTCATCTGAACATTATAAAAAAATAATTGTTTCATCATCTAAAATGACAAGTAAATTAATTAACAAAAGTCATAGTAATTGGAGAAAACATAAAAAATATCAATATTTGTATTTACAAGAAAAATTAACACTTAGAGGAGAAAAACTTATCTATACAGATAACTATGGTGGTATTAACGAATATTATTACTTTAAAGAATCTAAAAGATTAGATTCTTTAAATTCTTGGTTAAATAAAATTAACAAAAAATATAATTACATATAGGAGAAAACATGAACAAAACAGTAGAAGAAATTAATATTTCAATTCATAATCTATTAGAAGAATGGAATATTAGTAGAGAACATAACGATAAAATTGTTACTCAGATTATAGGGTTGCAATTAAGGAAGATAAGATTGGTTAATAAATTAACCCAAACTAGAGTTGCAAAAGCTATAAAAATTACTTTCCAGCAGATTCAAAAATACGAAAAAGGTCAAAATCTCTGTAATCCAATAAATCTATTAGCTTTGTCAGAATACTTTAATGTATCATTTGACTTCTGGGTTCAACCAATTATTAATAAAGAACTAACACTACTTAAAAAAAGGAGAGAACTTAATGGACACCCATTTAAACAAGACTACAACATGGCAAGATAAAAGAATAAAAGCTATGGATAGAGTGATAAATAATAATCCACATAAGCACGAATATTATATAGAAGAATATTGTGCAATAATTACTTCTAAAGCTAAAAACAAACGAGAATATAAGGGAGAGAATAATGGCAATACATAAAACAGAACATGGTCATACGATTGAGTTTAATGAGGAAAAACATGTTTATATACATAACAACGAATATGTAGTTGGTATGAGTACACTACTTGGAAAGTTAGCAAGTCCAATGTTAGAGAATTGGAAGATTAGCCAACAAGTAAATGCAATCAAAACTGAAATGGAAAGAGAGGGTATTCCGATTGACCAAATACAAAAGATAGTAACTAATGCTAAAACTAATGCAAAAAAGTCTGGAGATAATATTTTAAATATAGGCTCTATGGTTCATAAGTTTTGCGAGATGTGGCTTAAAGGAGAAAAATTTACTGACCCAAGCGACCCTGTAATATTAGGTTGCTTTGAAAAATTTAAAAGGTTTTGGACAAAACATAAGTTAAAAGTTATTGAGTCCGAAAAGGTTTTATATTCTGAACGAGGGTTCTGTGGAACTTTAGACTTAATTGCTAAAGACTCACAAAATAATCTTTGGCTCATAGATATAAAAACTTCTAAAGGTTTGTTTTTAAATATGGTTCATCAATTACATGGATATAAGTTGGCCTATGAAGAACAAACAGGAAAGAAGATCAATAAGATGTATATAGTTCGATTGCCTAAAGATAGTGGAGACTTCGAGGCTAGACATATCTTATATAAAAAGGAACACTTACGAGCATTTTTAGGATTACTCAGTTGTCATAAATCTGAACTTCTTTTTAATGAATCTGTAAGAAAGTACAATCAACTAAAAAAAGGAAAAAAAAATGTATCAAAAAACTAAATTCGATAAACCTTTCTGTGGATTACAAATGAGATTATTCCCAACAGGAAATGTAAGTCCAAAGTATGAGTATTCTGGCGAGGCAAGTAAAGTTAAATTTACTTGTAGCTTAACCAAAAGAAAATATGCTTTATCACAAATTAATGATTGGTTTAATACACCAGAAGTTCAAGAATATACAAAAGCTGGATATGTCTTAAAATATATGACTAAGACTCAAGAAATGCAAAACCCACCACAATATGCAAAAGGTAATCTTGAACAAATATTTTGCTTGATAATGGTTAAGCCATATAAACCTCAACCTAATGTAGATGGCATGAAACCTATTAGTCAAACTATACCACAATATACTCAACAACCAATGACTCAAGCACAACCATCAGCACCAGATTATGCTATGCCCGTTGAGAAAATAGAGGATATGGATGATGAGATTCCATTTTAATTATGACAAAAAAACTTATTAGCGAGATTAATAAATTAAAGCGTGATCTCGCTTTTAAAAGGGAAGAACTACAAGCTATGTATTTAGAACATAAAGGATTAGTTAAAAAAATAGAAAGTTTAGAAAAAGAAAATCATAGCTTTAAACAACAAATAAAACAATTAGAAAAAGAAGCAGAGGAGATGTTATTATACCCATGATTATTTTTGGAATACCAATACATAGAAAACATAATAAACTTGTTATAAAGATTGTAACAATAATATTTATTATATTTATATCTATAATATTAATTTCTTGTAATAAATTAGATTTTGACCCAACAACAACCACACTTAAATATATGTTAAAGGAGAAAAAATGAGTCTAAGCGATCAATTATATAAAAAATTAGAAGATGCTTCTAATGATTGGGCAGAGTGGCAAAAGAAAACTATTATTTTAGACGAGGGAAGAAAAGCAATTTTTTCTTCGTGTGTAATTAAACATAAAAAGTTAGTTAAGACTATGAGTGAAGCAGAGCATGAAGCAAGAATAGACTCTGAATATAAAATGATTGTAGAGCAATATGCTGAAGCTGAAAAAGAATTAATTAAAGCTAGATATAGATTTCAAAATATAGATAGATATGTTAGCTTAAAACAATCAGAGTTAAAAAGAGATTTAGCTTTGAATAGTAAAGTTTAATGAATTCTGCTAACGAGAAATTGATTGCTCTCTTGTTTATCAGTTAGTAGATAGAGCCATCAGGGAGACTTGGTGGCTCGTTTAAGAATTTTGGGTCTTATACCTTTCTAACCCAAAATACTAGGGTGGTGTTTATCTCTCTCTTTGCCACCCTAGTTTTTAGTTATATCAAAATGTTTTATATCTGTATCTTTGTGAATTTGTTTATAAGTGTATTCGTAATTAATTAAATCAACATCACTTCGTCTTTTTATTTCTTCGACCATTTCATTAACTTTTGTAAAATATGGATAAGTATCTATGAATCTAAAGCTAATATAACTACCATAAGGATTGTTACTTGTTTCTAATTGTAATTCTAAATCTGTTATAACAGCATCAATTTTTAATTTGTCCATTCGGACATATTACTTCTTTTTGTTTCTGTTTAAAACCTTATCTGTCATCTTAGTAGAAAATGTTGCAGTAAATACAATAATTACTAAATACCATACTGAGTCTGGTAAATCGTTTATAATTCTTACCCATTCCTCAAAGTTATCTCTTGTGCTATCAAACCAGCCTGTACTTAACATTCCAACAAGCCATAACATTAATATTTCGTCTTTCCAAGATTTATCTTGGCTTTTAATTCTTTGCACATCAACTTCTTTACAAGCCTGTATCTCTGCTTCTCTAATTGTTTTTACTTTTTCTGCTTTGTGTTTTAGATGGTCAGTAACTTTACTAACTGCTAGTTTTGTTAAAGGATTGTTTAATAAACTAAATATCATAAATAAGTATTACTTGTTAAAAAAATTAATGTTGTCCAATATACTACAAGAATTGAATAAATTAAATAAGAGAGATTCATTTATTCCTAATATTCCTTATTTTTTATTTTGCAACTCTTTTGCTAGTTCGCAGTAATGAATTATCTTATTCCACTTCTCATCTGGGTTTTCGCCTCGTTTTTCTCTCAAGCAGTATTTTATGATATTGCCTTGTATGAAATCTAGCTTATTAGCCACTATAAACTCTATAGGCTGTATGGTATAGGATTTGTAATGCTTCCCACCTATCTGCTTGTTAGTAGCTTTCTCTGTGGCTCTAAATCGTTTTAAAGGCATATATTAGAGCAACTTACCTATCCATTTACCAGATTTATCTTTAATAAAAGGCTCAATAATTGGTAGTCCATTATGTATTACAGAACAACCTATAATTGGTCTAGCTTTCTGTACTTTGTTATATCTAAATGCAAGTGATTTACTGTCTATCATACAACCAACTTGCAAACCAAAATAGAGACCTAAACTATTCCCATAATATCTTACTCCCATCAAACTATGATAATGACCTTGCACACAACTCATACCCATACTTTGTGCTAATTTTAAAACATCTGCTGTTTTGCCATGACAAAAATATACTTTACCTAATGGTGTATCTATAACTAAATCATCATGCCACAACCAATTTTTGCTAACTTGTAAAAAGTCATTATATTTTCTTATATATGCTTTTGGTATTCCATGTTTAAATGCTCGTCTATAAACTAAGCTACCATGATTAGAGTCTAATAAATCCATCTTAGGAAATAATTTCTCTAGTTCTTTTATTATTGGTAAAGACATTTTTAATTCATCTCCAGCACTAGGAAGATCAGGGTCGCTATCGTGAAATGACATTGCGTGTTTATCTACTTCATCTCCAATGTGAATTATTTTGTCAGGATTATATTTTTTTTTTAATAATTTTAAATAAGGTAAAAGTTCTTGAACATGATATGGTATGTGAGTATCAGAAATAATTAGTACACTTTTATAAATCATACAAGTTTTACTTGTATAACTATTTAGAGAAGATGTAAAGTATTTGGGTAAGGAATACGATTGCTACTGTACCTACTCCACCAACAATCCAGAA